TAGAAATAAAGAAAAAGGGTTAATATGGAAGAAGTAGAGAAATTTGCAGATGAATCAGATAGAGCGTCTGCAATTGAAGCGGCATCGATAGATTTGAGTATTAAGTTGGCTAGAAACAAAGCAAATCAAAAAGAATTTGAGCCAACTGGCTTTTGTTTAAATTGCGGTGAAAAATTAGCAAAACAAAAAAGATTCTGCGATAAAGATTGTGCTGATGACCATGATAGGAGAGTTAAGAATGTCAGATAATGTTAATCATCCACATCATTACACTAGCGGTGGTATTGAAACAATTGATTACATGGAGGCCAAAGCAACACCAGAGGAGTTCCGTGGACATCTTAGATTGACTGCTTTAAAGTATCTATCACGAGCTGGCTTAAAGAATGATACGCTTGAGGATTTAAAGAAAGCGCGTTGGTATATAGACTACTTAATTGATTTTATTGAAAGGGCAAATGATGAGTGACGGTGGCAAAGGGTCTAAGCCAAGACCATTGAGTGTTGATAGAGATAAATTTGAATCTAGTTTTGATGCTATCTTTCGTAAGAAAGAACCACTGTGCGATATTTGTGGAAAGGTTTTAGATGCAAGTAAGGAATGTGCTTATACGGCATGCCCACTTAATTGGAACGAGGCTCGTATGGACATCATAGGGCAGAACGGCCCGATAGGTTATGGGGATTAGTTCATTAATGGCCTAGTTAGGTCAAAGCATTTCATGCTTAGGCCGTCACCGCCAAATTCTAAATCATTGTTGGATAGTTCTAAAGTAACCGTTTCTCGTTCGTAATCTATAACTATTCCAACAATGGTTTGACCTATCAATGTTTGAGCCATTTCTTTAGCTTCAACTTCTTTCATATCATTCCAATGTCGCAGGTATGGCGCTCTATTTCACCGTATTCTTTGTGCAATATGATTGAACACATATCACGACCAGCACGGTATCCTTGCCCTTGATGCCAAGCATCACGAGCTGCTAGTGTCCTAAAATACTCAACTTGACCGCCAGCATACTCTTTCAAATCCCGATGGTGTACGTGTCCGACATACCAATAGCGATACTTAGAACGGCCCCATTCTTCAGGTATATCGGATGCCATGATAGACATCATATCTCTGCCTTTTATGGTATCGCCATGCGTAGATCCGATTAGCACCTTACCAAATGGATAGTACCAAGACACGGCTGGTGACAAATCCACTTCCATTCGTTTTTCTTTATGGAAATAGCAACTTATCATTAACGCCAATGCGTAAGATGAATGGCCATCGTGGTTGCCTTTGTTGATTCTAAAGACAACTTTCTCATGTTTCTCAAGCAACCTTTGCAAGCAATATATCATAGCTCGCAAACCTATCTGCTGCACCTTGGCCCAGCGGCCATCTACATCAAGCTGATGGCCTGAGTTAGTGACGTTTTTCTGATTGTCTGCATGAAACATATCGCCAAGGTTAAGAAGTAATGCCGTGTGTGTGTTGGGTGAGCTTGCTATCAGTCTGTCTATTGCACCGCACGTGAGCTGTTCTGCTATAGCCAAATCAAAATCAGCTCCAGCGTCATGCGCCCATGCGTATAACCCAAAGTGAGGATCACCCATAGGAATGACTGTCAACGTATCGGTTGGCTTTAATTTCGGAGGTGGGGATAGCGGAGCAAGACCTTTAATATCTTCTGCTAGATTGGTAACAAAATCTTTAACTACCTGCTCTAACTGAGCGTTATCTAGTGATGATTTAACCCACTGTCCTGATGGCTTGCCATCCTTGTTATAATAGGTGCTGACGCCCTTTACTAGGTAGCCTGGTGGAACTGGTCTAGTCATGTCATGCTCAGGCGATAACCCTTGCAATGCTGCTTTAGCTTTCAAGCTCCTAACAGCCACATCAACTACGGTAGCTGTTACACCAAAAAACTTTGCTGCTGAACGATTAGAACCCAGTTCACAAGACTTAGCGTAATATTCCCACTGCTTTGGTGTTGCGAACTGCTTTAATTCTTCTATCATTTTTTAATTAATACCACTGCAGCTTCAATAGCCAAGTTTAAAAGATTAGGAGCAGTCTTAATTAATTGCTCTTTTATGTTACCTTCTAACTCAGTTAATGCAGACTTAACTGCAACTTTTTTTGCAGCGCCAGGGATATTACTGTCCATTTGAGAGGCAACCAATGATTTAATTATTTCAAATAGTTGGGCATCAATTAAACGATTGATTACGAAAGACAACAAACTTAATAGGAAACTAGACATATTATTGCTCCTTACATTCTAATGTAAAATAAACAAGTTCTATCAAATACCAATCAGCCACCGATAATTCTTTTTGCGGATTCACTTCCAGTTGGATGTGTGGTTGACACACCAATTTTTTTGGTGGATGCGATAGTGATAGCTGGATTGACGAACAAGCCGACAATGACAACAATAGAAGTACCAATTGAGAGAATATCTGCATCCGACAATGGTAGTTCATAACCAAACGCTTTAGCCAATGCCACGAGAGCTGCCAATAGTCCTGCAATGACTGACCCAGTGATTTGACCTTTCTTCCATGCTTCAGGATTAGCAACTTCTTGACCTTTGCGAAATACAGAAAATAAAGCTATTAATTTATTCATAGTGTCTTTCCTTTTTGAAAATCAGCTAACGATAATCCGCCAGTATATTGCATGTGAGCGGTTTCTTTTATCTTTCCAGACCATCTTCCAGCCCACTCAAGACCTATTGATTCACCTATCCTACCACACTTTGCGTAAATAACATCGTTATCCCACAATGGCTTACCGTGAAGCATAGGCACCCAATCAAAGGCAACTCTGTAATTATGGAATGATTGACCGCCTTTTGCATTGGTTACGATCCTACCTTTGGCAGTTCTTCCCTGGGCGTATATAAAGTTTTGAGATTCTATATCTCGGTATGTAGAATAAATAAGAATGTCAAACCCTGCGGCCAAACATTCTTTTTTAAACTGTTCTGCTAGTGCTTTAACTTTTGGGTGCAACTCATCAAGCGAACGACTGTTAATCATTTATCTGCCTTGTTATCTAGCCTATCAAACAACTTGTTTAACATTTCTTTTACTTCACGTATGTCTTGGCGGTAATCATCACGAGCCACATATTCTTTTGGCAATTCTTCACGCAATTTAGCCAAATCAGATTTTAATTCTTTAACTGCCGACCACATCTCACGGAGAAACCAGCCTAAAACAAGTGATGATGATGATAATAATATGTTTAAGATTGACTGGTTATCCATGATTAAATACCTAAAAGATTGTTAGTAAAATGTATTTTATAGTTTTAAACCACTTCTTCTTGATGCGGTAAATTCATCTAGTGTAAAGTGTTCCGATAGTTTCATATTAGTTAATACTTATAGTTGATGTTTCTTTGTCTATAGTCATTGTGCCATCACACGCAATGTTCCAATCATCTCCAATACGCTCACTACGTGACGATACGTTAATATTCACATGCTTGCATAGGTATTCAAAGTCATTTTCAAACACTCGCCAAACGTGGTCTACTGTGCCTCGTCCTTCTTGTCCACGCGACTTGTTAAATCTAATAAGGTACTTTTTAGTAGCCATTGTGTTGTGCCTGATCACAACGCATAAATTCTACCGCAAACAAATTAGACCATACGGTTCCATCTTCAATGGCTTCTAATTCATGCCATTCACCAGCTTTTAATACTACTGGTTGACTGTCTTTGGTCAGCACAAGCTCTAAGTTTTCTTTAGTAACTTTAAGCTTGCCAGCGTAGCAAACTGTGCAATGCGTATAGCTGTGGTCATGCTTTGGCAATCCTTCGCCATTATTTCCGTGGTATACATTTACATGCGTACCATCATACTCAAATGAATGACGCGGATTGATGCCTTTAACTTGGCTCATCTTCTACCTCAAATACAAAATTTATTACAACTCGTCTTTTCGCAACGACTGGAATACCTGATGCATGCCAAGTTGATGAATCAAAATACAGAGCTTTATTTGCTTGCGGTGTCAATTTCAATGTTTCAGTTTTTTTGTCTTCTGAAAACAGAATTGTGTCGCCATCACTATCATCCACATAATATAAAAAAGTTTTGTAATTACCAACTTTATCTTGATGCATCGTCCTGCTGGCATCACATGCGCTATTGTTTCTAGTAATTAAGTTTGCCTTTATTCGCACAACTTTTTTTATTTTTATGTTTGTGTGCCACTCAATAAAATATAGCATCGGCTTAATCAGTGCGTATACGTCTGAACGAGCCTCACCATCTATTATAATATTATGCGTAAATTGAAACGGATCAATTAAATTAGTGGCATTGGGAATTAACCCATTATTAAAATACCAAGGAAATGTATCAGAACATAACGCATTTTTAACTTCGTCTGCGTATGACTTTGGCAATACATTATCAACAATCATATCACCATTAAACCTTGTGTTGACGGTTGATTATCTTCAGCAACACACGCTTCAGGAGCAAAAAGCTCTTCCCCAGTATACTCATAAGATGAGCCAATTAAAGCTTGATATATTGCAACCTTTTCATTATTTTTTGCTGTTTGTTCTGCCACTTCTTGTTGAAAAGCTATGTTCCATCCAGTTTGAGCAAGCGCTTTTAAAACTGCATTTAAAGTAACATTTTCATTGTCTTCAACTACATTAAATTTGTGTGATGGATATTCATCAATAGGTTTTTCTGCAGTATCACCAGCAAATTTAATTAAAATTGTGCCGTTTAATACATCAAACCCATCTATTTTCATTTTTAATGATTGCATTATTCAGCTTTCGGAGCAGTAGGAAATGTAACGTCCCACGGAAATCCTTCTTGGCTTGGAATATCTCTTAATGCTTGGCGATACACTTCCCACTCGGCGGCTTTAGCTTTCATTTGTTCTGTTGCCTGTGGCAGTTGTGTAATGTCTGAGCGCAAAAGTTTAAAATTTCTACGCCCCCTAACTTCTGCGGCAACCTGTGCGTATTTCGCATCTAATTCTTCTTGCGTTGATGCTCTAACATTAAAAGTTGGGCGAAATATTCCATCTTCATG